ATACAGCCCTTGACGGGGCGCGAGCTGGAAAGTGCACAGCGCATGGCCAGCGAAATCTCCCACCAAATCACTGTGCGTTATCAGTCAAGTCTCACCGATACCCGCGTTGTGTCTGGATACCGAGCGCTCTACAAAGCTCGCATCTTCAACATCCACGCGGCGTTGAACGAGGACGAGAGCAATGTATTGGTCACGCTGCTGGCCTCAGAGGGTCTGGACGATGGCTAAGTACGAGAGCGTTCAGATTCAGGGCCTTGATGCCTTGGCCAAGGCTTTGAAAGAGTTGCCTGACCGGGTGGCCAAGAACGGATTGCGTGCAGCGGTCTATGCCGGAGCAAAAGTGATCCGCGATGAGGCTAAGTTGCAAGCTCCTGTTGCCACGGGCGATCTGGGACCCAACCAGCCACCGCCCGGCACTTTGAAGCGTTCGGTGATTTTGAGACAGATCCCTGAGTTGTCGAACAAGAACAAGCAGACCTTCTTTGTGACGGTTCGGCATGGCAAGAAGTACCGCAATCAAGGCAAGAAGGGAAACCTTTCGCAAGACGCTTGGTACTGGCGCTTTGTGGAGTTTGGGACCGTAAAGATGTCCGCGCGCCCGTTTCTACGGCCTGCTTTTGACATGAAGAAAAACGATGCGCTATCAGCTATCAAGACACGGCTTGCTGAGCGCATTGAGCAAGCTGCACGTGAATTGAAAAAGTAGATCAAAAAATGATTCAGCAAGACCTTTTCGCGGCCCTCGCAGGTGTGGCCGGGGGAAGGGTGTTTCCGAACGTTGCGCCCAACAACGTTTCAAAGCCCTACGTGGTCTATGCCCGCGTGTCCAGCGCACCAGAAAACACCCTGGCCGACGGCGCACCCATTGAAAACACCCGCCTGCAGGTGGACTGCTTTGACACCACCTACGCCGCTGCCGTTGCCTTAGCCGAGACGGTCAAAGCGGCCATGAAAAGCAGTTCCATCACCCACGTCTTGCTCCTTGAGCAAGACCAATTCGAGCCCGAGGCATTGCTGCACCGGGTGATTTTGGATTTTTCGATCTGGAATTAATTAACAGGCCATAACTTTTAGGAGAACTCTATGCCAAGCACCGCCATCTCAGCCCAAGGCTCCACCGTCAGTATCGCCACGACCACCGGGTCGGCGCTCACCATCACCGCCGTCTCACTCACGAACCCTTGCCGGGTCACGCTCTCAGCGGTCACGGCATTGAACAAGGGTGATGTGATCACTATCGCTGGCGTCGTTGGCACCACACAGCTCAACGGCAACAGCTTCGTGGTGCAGTACATCGAACCTACGACCAAGATCGTCACCCTCGCTGGACTGGACGCGACTGGTTATACGACCTACACCAGTGGCGGCACGGCAACCCCTGTGCAGTGGACCAAAATTTCCAACGTCAAGAGCTACAGCGGATTTGACGGCTCAGCCTCAGAGATTGAGCGCACCAACTTTGACTCGACGGCCAAGGAATTCATTCTTGGCCTCTTTGATCCGGGTGCGTTTGCCATCGAGGTCGACCAGGACAACAGCGATGCAGGTCAATTGGCCCTGATGACTGCGCTGGTGACCGGTGTGGCCAAGAGCTTCAAGTTGCTTCTGCCCAACGGCAACACAGCAACTTTCACGGCCTACGTGAAGAAATTCAACAGCCAGGGCGCGGTGGATCAGGCGATCCGGCGCTCGGCTGAGCTGCGCATCTCTGGCTCAATCACCTGGGCTTAACTACCTGGGCCTAAGGGCTCTTGCTCGGGGAAGCCGTCCGCCTTGACCTTTGGCTTTGTGAAGTGGATAATGCGTTGTATTACACATGCACAGGAGTGTTACGCCATGACCGCCAGAACCATCAACGTACGCCTGCCCGAGGCGCTTTACAACCAGATCGAAGAGCTGGCCAAGGCGACCGCACGGACCAAGAGCTTTTTGGCCATCGATGCGCTGACCAACTATGTGCAGAGTGAATCCTGGCAGATTCGTGACATTCACGAAGGCATCAAAGAAGCAGATGCAGGCGAATTTGCAACCGACAAGCAGGTCAAAGCGGTGTTCGCCAAATACGGCGCTTGATTCATGTTGATCAAGTGGACCAAGACAGCGCTCGCGTCTGTTGATGAGATCGCTGGCTTCATCGCCAAAGACAACCCGACCCGCGCCACCACCTTTGTGCTGGAGTTGCAGGCCGCTGTGATCAAACTTCAGGCCCATCCTGGCATGGGCCGGGCTGGCCGCGTCCCCGGTACGCGTGAGCTGGTTCTGCACAAAAACTACATCGCCATTTACCGCGTTCGTGGCGACGATGTTGAAATTTTGAGATTGCATCACGCAGCCCGAAATCTATGACGAACCGGGTCAGCCCCTGAAGCTGACCTTTGACCGCAAACCAACCCGCCCCTGGCTAAAACCTCGGCGGGTTTTTTCATTTCTGGAGTACCTATGACATTACTTTCTAAATCCGCCATCCTTTGCGCCAACGACCTTCAAACAGAGGACGTCGAGGTTCCCGAATGGGGTGGTGCCGTGCGCGTGCGCAGTTTTACCGGTCGCGAGCGTGATGCCTTCGAGGCCAGCATGGTCCGTGGCGAGGGCAAGGACCGTAAGGTTGATCTCACCAATATGCGTGCGCGTCTGGTGGGGCTGACTGTGATTGATGAAGGTGGCCAGCGTCTGTTCACCGACGATGAAGTTGATCTGCTCGGTGCCAAATCTGGCGCTGCATTAGACCGGGTTTTTGCCATTGCGCAAAAGCTCAATGGCCTGTCTGGCGCAGATGTGGAGGAACTCACAAAAAACTCCAGCGGCGTCCCGAGCGCCGTTTCTACTTCCGACTCTGCCTTGCCCTTGGATTCCAACACCCTGACCATCTCCTCGGGAGTCTAAGTTCGCAGCAGGTAGCGGAGTGGATGGCGTTTGCCTCTCTGGAAGGCCTGCCGGATATGCGCGCTGACTTTGGCTTCGGTCAGGTATGCGCCACGCTGGCCAACGTCCACCGCCGCGAAGGTCAGGACCCGTACCAGGCCGATGACTTCATGCCGGGACTGCGTACCGCAGAGCCCACCGCAACCAAAGATGCCGATGCAGCGCCAGACGAACACTTTGATGTTGAGGCGCACAGCCGATTGATCTCAGCCCTCTTGGGCAAAAAGTAAAAGGAATAAGCCCATCATGGCAACCCTCGCTAGTCTCGTGGTCAGCCTCGAGGCCAATGTCGCCCGCTTTGAATCCGACCTGAACAAGGCCGAATTCATGGCCAAAAAAGCCATGGACACCATTGGTAATGTTTCGGAGACCGCCATGAAGGCAGTCAAAGGCGCAGTGATGGCCATGGCGGCGGCATATACCTTTGATGCCTTTGCCGATGGCATCAAGGGAGCGATTGAGTCTGCGGGCGAACTTGACCAGATGGCCAAGAAGACCGGTGCCACGGTGGAAGCACTCTCGGGCTTGAAGTCGGCAGCCAAACTTTCGGGTACCAGTTTGGAAGAGGTCGGCGGTGGCTTGCAAAAGCTTTCCAAAGCCATGTTCGAAGCGGCTGGCGGCAGCCAAAAACAGTCCGACTTGTTCAAATCGCTCGGCGTTGAGGTCACCGATTCATCTGGCAAGTTGCGCGACTCCGGCGAAGTCATGCTGGACTTGGCCAAGAAGCTCGATTCCATGGATAGCAGCACACAGGCTGTGGCAACAGCCCAGATGCTGCTGGGCAAGCGCGGCGCTGAGCTGCTGCCATTCATGCAGGACTTGGCAGAAATTGGCGAACTCAACGCCAAGGTCACGTCCGAGATGGCCGCAGAAGCAGACCTGTACGAGAAGAACCTCGTGCGCCTGGAGGGCAGGAAGAAGTCGCTTTACAACACCATTGCTTCGGCCTTACTGCCGGTGATGCGTGACTTCACTGACGCCTTGCTGGCTTCAGGCAGCATGACCGAGCGCCTCAACGACACGGCCAAGCAACTCAAACAAGACAATGTGATCGAGACCTGGGCACGGGAAGGCTTGCGTGCGGTTGCTGCCTTCATCGACATCTTTGACGCTTGCGTTCGGATTGTTCGCATTGCCGGTAACGCCATCGCAGCCACCGGCGCAGACATTGTGTCGGTGCTTGCCTTCATGGATGGCATTGGTGCAGAGATGATCAGTGAAAAGTCACTCGATCCCGTCAAACGTCGCTTTGCGACGCTGACCTCGGACCTCAAGAGCCACGCCGAGTCCTTCAACGAGGACATGGTCAAGATTTGGACCGCGCCGCTGTTCTTGACCAAACTCGATGAGCAGTTTGCCCAGCGTGATGCGGGTCTGAAAAAGCCCGTCGAGTCACCCAAGCGCTCCTTTGCCATTCCAGACCAGCGGCCTGACAAAACCAGCCCGTTTGATTCGTACCTGGACTCGCTCAATGTCGAGGCCATCAAAGACAAGCTGGGCAAGTACGAGGCCATGATAGAAAAAGGTCGCCTGCTTGCAGTCAAGGAAGGCCGCCTGGGTGATATGGCCAAGGTAACGGCCACCGTTTCAAGCATCCAGTCGATTGATGAGGGCAAACGCATTGATGCCTTCGCCCACAGCCTGGATGTTGCCAACCAGCAATACGAGTTTCAAAACACGTTGATTGGCCTGAATGCGCGCGATCAGGCGCTTGCCACTGAGAGTCGCAAAAACCTCTTGGCTGTTGAACAACAAATCTGGGATGCAGAAAAAAACGGCTCCAAGTTATCCGCCGAGGCGCAACAGAGATTGCGAGCCGAGGCCACCAAGTCAACTGCAACCTTGGTCCAGGCTGTCAATGACCGCTTCGACGCGCAGCAGAAGTTCGATGAGACAAAGCGCATCAATGCATTCACGCACAGCCTCGAGCAGGCCAACGAACAATACATCTTCCAGACCGACCTGATTGGCATGAACGCCCAGGCGCAGGAGATCGCCAACGTCAAGCGTAAGAACTTCCTCGCGGTCGAGCAGCAAATCTGGGATGCCGAGCAAAGCGGCACCAAACTGACGGCAGATACGCAGCAACGATTGCGCGATGAGGCCGTCAAATCAACCGCAGTCATGATCAAAGCGATAGAAGCCCGATGGGACGCTGAGCGCTCTTGGGAGACGGGCGTCAACAAAGCCCTTAACAACTACGTCGACACGGTCACCAACGCAGCAGCCCAATCCGAGCGGCTATTCACGAATGCATTCAAGGGCATGGAGGACGCGCTGGTGAGCTTTGTGCAGACCGGCAAGCTCGACTTCAAGAGCCTGGCCAACTCCATCATTGCGGATCTGATTCGCATCCAGATTCAAAACAGCATCATGAAACCACTGGCGCAAGCGACCAGTGGTTTGTCGCTCTCGGGGATGTTCAACAGTGCAGGTAATTTTCTGTCGGGTTTGTTCAAAGCCGATGGCGGTCCGGTGTCTGGCGGTCAGCCCTACATCGTGGGTGAGCAAGGCCCGGAGTGGTTTGTGCCCAATGGCGCAGGAACGATCGTTCCCAACGGGAAGTCGCCTGTTACAACAGCTTCGCCGGACGGCGGTAACAGCAGTTCAGCCCAAGCGCCAATCAACATCAACTTTTCCGTGCGGGCGATGGACGCGCGTAGTTTCCAGTCCGCCATGGTGCAAAACAAGGCAGTGGTGGTGGGTATCGTGAATCAGGCGCTCAACATGCGTGGTCGGTTCGGGATAACGGCATGAATGCCGAGGGATCACAGGCTAAGTCATGAGCGGCACATTTCCTTTAACCCCAGCGCCCAGCGCTATCAAGATTCAGTCCTACCAGCCCACACGTGTTTCGATTTCGCACAATCTGCGTCGCAGTGTGCGCACCAATGGCGCTCAGCGCTGGGTGATCACTGCGGATTGGGTAGGTTTGACCCGAGCGCAATTCGCGCCAATCCAAGCCTTTGTTGTTGCCCAGCGCGGCCAGTGGGACACCTTCACAGCTGTGCTGCCTGCGCACAAGCTGCCGCAAGGGGTGGGCACTGGAACACCGCAGATCAACGGGGCTAATCAGCAAGGCAGAAGTCTGTCTACGCGCGGCTGGACCGCAGGTCTTTCTGGCGCGCTGAAAGCAGGCGACTTCATTGGAATTGCTGGCCAGACCAAGGTCTACATGGTGACCGCTGATGTGAACGCAGATGCCTTTGGCCTTGCTACCGTGGCAATTGAGCCGGCCTTGCTGGCAGTTCCTGCCGACGGTGCAGTGATTACCGTGCGCAACGTGCCGTTTACGCTGGCTTTGGGCACAGACACGATGGAGTCAGCCGTGGCTCCGGGTTCAATTTATAACTTCAGCTTGCAGTTGGTGGAGGCCTTTTAAGGCCAATTTTTATGGATCGTGGAGCAAGTTCAGAGTTCATCGCCGAGATCCTCAAGTCAAGCAATCAGCCCGTCTATTTGGTTGAGGCCTGGTTTGACGACGGCACGATCCGCATGACGGACGCCTGGATCAACGTGCTGTGGAGCACCAACACCTACACTGCCAATGGTCACTTTCTCGGTTTCTCCGGCCTGTCAGAGACCAGTGACATGAGCATCCCCAATGTCACGGTGCAGGTTTCGGCAGTGGACCAGACCTGGATTTCGATTGCACTGTCCAAGCCTTATATCGACCGGCGCATCGCCATCTACAAGGCTTTTCTGGATTACCGCCTGGCCATCATCAGCAACCCTTTGCTGGTGTTCGATGGTCGGATTGACAGCATGGAAATTTCTGATGACCCCAACAACGGCACCTGCACGATCGCAGTGACTGCCAGCTCGCAATGGGTGGATTTCCAACGGACTCCGGGCAGGCACACCAACGACCCGGAAGAGCAGATCTGGTTTCCGGGTGACCGTGGGTTTCAGTTCGTGACCAACATCAACCGTGAAATCAAGTGGGGATCACTGTGAAGAGCGGAAGATCTGTCTTCACGTATGCGCGTATCCCGATTGGAACGGCAACCCAAGAACTCCAAGCCCTTGCCGAGCGTGAGTACGAAGAAGTCGGCCAGAAGGATCTCGATCGTCTGAACGTCGACTGGGCTCGCTACGGTGAACTCGACGCTGCCGGGAAACTCGCCACCTTCATCGCCAAACGCGATGGAATGATCGTGGGCTACGCCGCATTCATCGTGCAGACCCACATCCATTACCAGGATGCGCTGGTCGCCGCCAACAGCGCTGTTTATGCCGTACCCGAGGTACGTGCCGGGCGTGTCGTTCTGAAACTGCTTCGCTTTGCCGAGATGGGCCTCAAAGCCCAGGGTGTGCAAAAAATTTATTACCATGTCAAACAGACCAAAGACTTCGGTCGCCTGCTCGGACATCTGGGCTACGAGGACGTTGAGCGCATGTACGCCAAGGTAGTTCGAGACAGGGAAGTCGGGTAATGGCAGGGATCGTCATTGGAGCCATCGTTGGATCGGTGGTGTCTGAGGCCGTGGGTGCGGTAGTGGCTGATGCCGTACTTGGCATGGTCATTGAGTCGGGCATCACGGCTGCAGCGGCTGACGTTCTTGGTGCATCGCTTGCCACCGCCAGTTTCATCGGCGGGGCGACCGGTCTTGTCGCTGGGGGTGTTGCCAACCTGGCGGTGCAGTCACTGATCGGCTCGAATTCGCCCTCAAGCGCCCAGTCTGCGCTGTCTTCGGCCCAGGCGCAGGGCATCCTGATCAACTCCCAGAGCAATGTCGACCCCATCCCGGTGATCTACGGTCGTCGACGGGTGGGTGGCACACGGGTGTTCATTGAGGTCTCGGGCAGCAGCAACGAATACCTTCATCTGGTGCTGGTGCTCTCAGAAGGGCCAGTGACAGCGATCGACAACGTGTACCTGGACGATGTGCTTTCTACGGACGCCAAGTTCACGGGGCTGCTCACTGTCACCAAGCATCTGGGAACGCCTGGTGAAGCAGCCGATGCAGCACTAACCGCCGATGTGCCCAAGTGGACCAGCGCCTGCAAACTTTCCAACTGCGCCTACCTGTACGTCAAGCTCAAATACGACCGCAACGCATTCTCCGGTCTGCCCACGATCACCGCCGATGTGCGTGGCAGGACTTTGTACGACCCACGAGATGGCCAGACCCGGTACTCCAACAATCCGGCACTCGTTATCCGGGACTACCTGAGCAACACTATTTACGGCCGGGGCATCGCTACCAGCGCAATCGATGACACGAGCATTTCAGCAGCTGCAAACGCCTGCGATATTCGGATCACGGCTCCAAGTTTCTCTGACATCTTTACTGTCAGCACCAACAATGAAGCGCTGACTTTCTCCCAGCCGATTCCGATCGACACCGGTGACGGTGTCAAAGTGAGCAGCACCGCCACCTTGACCAGTCCGTTGGTCGCAGGGACAACTTATTACGCGATCAAGGTAACTGACACCAGCTACCAACTGGCCACCACACTGGCCAATGCCTTTGCAGGTATGGCCATCGATCTGACTTCAGCAGGCTCAGGCCAGCACACGCTCGCCCAGGTGAACTATGCGGCTTACGCCTGCGACGGCACGATCGACACCAACCAGACTGCGTATGACAACGTGCGCGCATTGCTTACCGCGTGCCGGGGCATGCTAGTGTTTAGCGGCGGTAAGTACCGGTTGGTGCTTGACGTTGCCACCACAGCCTCGAGCTTTGGGTTCACCGAGAGCAACATCACCGGCTCTTGGGTCATCAGCCAAGCCGGTAAACGCGCCAAGTACAACCGGGTCACCGCAGGCTTTTACAACCCAGCCAAGAAGTGGCAGCCCGATCTGGCAATGATCGAGTCCACAGCTTTGCGTGCCACCGACAACGGTCTGATTTTGGAAGCCAAGATCGACCTGCCGTTCACAGCCAACAGCTACCGGGCGCAAAACATCAGTCAGTTGACGCTGAACCAGAGCCGCTACGGCTTGGTGGTGAAGTTCTCCGCATTCCAGGAAGGTTTGCGCTGCGAGGTGGGGGACGTGGTGCCAATTACGCATTCAACGCCGGGTTGGTCCGCCAAGTTGTTCCGGATCATGCAAATCGAGATCAAGGACAACGATGAGGTCTATGTCGTTGCCCGTGAATACAGCGCCAGTGTTTACACGCAAGCGGTTCTGTCGCCTGCCGCCGTCATCGCTCAGTCCAATTTGCCAGACCCGTTCAGCGTGCCTGGCGTGTCGGGTCTCACTCTGGCCTCCGGTACATCTGAATTATTGCGACTGGCTGATGGTTCTGTTATTTCCCGCATCCGCGTGGGCTGGAATGCACCCACCGAGGTCTACGCCCAAAAGGGGCAAGTTGAAGTTCAATCCAAAGCGACAACCGATCTGGGATGGTCGCCGGTGGACATCGTTGCTGCCGAGTTGGGCGTGGCCTGGGTGTCGCCCGTGCAAGACAGTGCGAGTTACAACGTGCGGATTCGGGCGATCAACTCCATCGGTGTGCGCGGAGCCTGGAGCCAGGGGACCGTGCAGGTGGTGGGCAAGACTGCGCCACCGTCCGATGTTCCATGGCTACGCCTTGACGGCGAGCGCCTGACCTGGGGGCCAGTTACCGACATCGATCTTGCCGGTTACCGCGTGCGTTGGCAGCCGGGTGGCAGTCGCTCCTGGTCGGACGCGCTGGAATTGCATACCGGGCTGCTGGCTGTCTCCCCATGGGATTTGGTGACCATTCCTTATGGTGCTGGTCAGATTCTGATCAAAGCGGTCGACACCACCGGCAATGAGAGTCTGAACGTCACAGCCATTGCCTGCAATTTAGGTGATGCGCCGGTGGAGAACGTGTTTGCAAGCTACACGCTCAACACGACGCCGGTGGTGGCACCCGATTCATCCCGCATGTGGAGCAACGACACGGCGCAGTTGTGGACCAACACCACAGCCGTGTTTCTGGTGCCCCAGTACCAGGCCATTTTCTGGACCGGCAGCGTCACATTCACCGAGAGCGGCAGCCTCACCATCGCTGCCACCGTCAGTGGCTATGCCTGGAAGATCACATGGAAAAAGTCCTCGGACGTGGCCTATGTGCCATTCCCGGGTCGGGCTTGGGCTGACGCAGGAACGACCTACCAGTTCCGCATCGATGTAGATCAGAGCAATTTGCAAGGCCTCATTGGCTCGGTGGTTGCACAAATCGATGTGCCCGATAAAACGATTCGCCTGCCGGATGTAGTGATTGCAACGGGCGGTTCGCGTTTGTCGATTGGCACAGGCTGGCGAAACGTGGTGATCGTGAGTCTCACTTTGCATTCTGACGGTGGTTCTGCCACCACGGCCCGCGTGGTCGACAAATCAACCTCGGGTCCGCTGATCCAGTGTTTCAACGCCAGTGGCGCTGCAACCGCTGGGACGGTGGACGCCTACGTTCAAGGATATTGAGATGACTTCACAAACAACGCCCCCGTTCAAGCGGGGCGATACCTTTGCTTTGTCTGGCGTTTACCGCATCAACGGTGTCGCGAGCCAGTTGACCAACCAAACCATTCGATCCCAACTGCGCACCAGCGTTGGAGGCTTGGTTGCCACTCTGTCGGCGGCGATCGACCCCGACCAGACCGTGAACCCTGGTCGCTTCTATCTTTCGCTGGTCGATCCGGCGCAGTCGGCCACATTCCCAGCCCCTGCCAATCTGTACTGCGATGTGGAAGTGCATGGCGGCGGGACGGTGCGATCAACCGAAACATTCATCGTGCCGGTCGTGCCCGATGTGAGTCAGTAAACGGAGGCCGGTCCATGACCACAACGATTGCAGCCACCACAGAAGTCAGCCTCACCTTGCAGCCGCAATGGGACAGCACCTCGCTCGAAGTCACGCTCACCGTTCCCGGGCCTCAAGGCCCAAAGGGCGATCAAGGTGCGGTCGGTCCGCCCGGCCCCTTGCCTGATGTCAGCACCTTGGCCCTGGACGCGGGCTATTTCTAAATTTCAACGGAGAACCTCATGCCCAACCTCATTCAAATCAAACGGTCAGCCACCACCGCCACACCGCCCACACTTGCAGTGGGTGAACTGGCCTGGTCCGAAGTCAGCAAGACGCTGTTCATCGGCGAGTCCGGAAGTGTTGTCACCGCCGCCGCTGGCTCGGGTGTCTTTGCTAAGAAAGCTGACAGCTTCGCAGTCAGTGGAGATGCAACTGGCACCGGTACGCTGTCGGGTGGCATGGTGCTGGCCCTGGCGGCCAGTGGCGTCGGCGCAGGTAGCTATTCCAACGTCACCGTGGACGCCAAGGGACGCGTGACTGGTGGCAGCAACCCCGGCTACCTCACTGCAAACCAGAACATCACGGTGTCTGGTGATGCAACGGGTTCCGGCACAACAGCGATTGCACTGACTCTGGCCAGCAGCGGTGTCACTGCGGGAACCTATAACAACGGCACCACAGCCATTACACCTTTCACTGTGGATGCCAAGGGCCGGATCACGGGCACAGGCGCTGCGGTCACTCTGACACCGGCTTGGTCCAGCGTGACTGGCAAACCCACCACACTGTCCGGCTACGGGATCACCGATGCCTTAGCGCTGGCGGGTGGCACGCTAACAGGGGCATTGACGTTGGCTGCGGACCCCACCAATGCGCTGCATGCTGCGACCAAGCAATACGTAGACAACGCCATCACCGGACTAGACTTCAAAGCCTCGGTTCGCGTCAGCACGACAGCCAACATCACCTTGTCAGGCATTCAGACCATTGACGGTGTTCTGTTGGTGGCGGGCGACCGTGTTCTGGTCAAGGACCAAACCGCCGGTGCGCAGAACGGTTTGTATGTTGCAGCGGCCGGTGCATGGGCTCGATCGGCAGATGCTGACAACTCTCCAAGCGGCGAACTGACCTCTGGCCTTTATGTCTTTGTTGAGGAAGGCACCAGTTACGCTGACTCGGGTTGGGTGCTTGCAACCAATGGGGCGATCACCCTTGGCACCACCGCGCTGACCTTCCAGCAATTCAACGGTCTGGGCCAACTCACTGCGGGTACTGGCTTGACCAAGTCCGGCAATACCCTGTCGATCACCGCTTCTGGCGTCACGGCTGGCACTTACTCAAGCATGACGGTGGACGTTACCGGACGGGTCACTGCAGGAACCAACCCAGGCTACATCACAGCCAACCAGAACATCACCGTTTCGGGCGATGTCACTGGCTCAGGCACAACTTCCATGGCGCTGACTTTGGCTGCCAGTGGCGTGACTGCGGGCACTTACAACAACAGTGCGACTGCCGTTTCACCCATCACCGTCGATGCCAAGGGCAGGGTCACAGCAATCGGTACGGCTGTCACTGTTACGCCCGCGTGGACGAGCGTCAGCGGCAAACCCACAACCCTTTCTGGCTTTGGCATCACGGACGCTTTGTCCACCAGCGCCACGATTGACGGAGGCTCGTTCTAACCATGGCCAACACCATCCTGCACAAGCGCAGCAGCACGGCAGCCGCCGTGCCCACCGCTGCGCAAGTCACGCTGGGTGAGTTGGT